AAATACCAGAAGAAACTGTTCCTGTGAAATAAGCAGTAACAGTATAAGTAGTATCATTAGTACCAAGTGCACTTCTAACTGATTTTACAGTTGAGTATGGCAATAAGAATGCAGAACTTGCTCTAGCTGTATCTAATACAGAAGTTTCAATTAAAGAAAACGCTGAACCAGTAACTGTTAATGGAGTTCCTGCATCTAATGTTAAAGAGTTCTGGGAAGCAATAGAAGCAACTAAGTGATTTGTGCTACCAACTCTAATATAATCACCAGCAACTAAATCTGTTAAGAACGATGTTCCAGTTCCAGTAACAGCAGTACCTGAAGCAGTAACAGATCCGATTAATGGAGTTAGTATACCATTAACGTCAGCAGTGAAACCAGAAGAAATTGCAGCAATTTGTTTTACATTACGATCAAAAGACTTACCATTAGTCATTTGAATATTGTAAAGGAATAACTTATAAGTTGCAGAAGTAGCACCAATAGTTCCATTATCATATTCAATAGCACGAACACGTGCAGTACCGATGGCAGTTCCAGCAGGAGTGCCACGTGTTGAAGTTAAACGATCTTGTAATGTTACAACTTGATTTGTTGTAATTAGTGGTAGCTTAGTTAAGTTATTAACAATTACATAAGCACCAATTTCAGCAGATAAAAATGCATTATCAGCTTGAACGAAATCTCTAGCTTTATTTACAGCAACATATTCAGTGGCAATCTTTTCGATTTCATATCCACGAACATATGCTTTACCTGGCTCTAAACCAATAGCTAGTTTAGCTTCATCACCATTCTTGTAAATACCACGATTATATTGTGGGTTTGTTGTAAACTCCCACTGAATACCAGTAGAACCTGGACCGTCATATGCAGTACCAGAAGTATGAGTAGGTGCAGTTGTAACAGATGTTCCGCTATTTTTAGCTACATAAGTTTTGCCTGCATTGGTAACAACGTCACCAATTAAAAATGCAGTATTCTGAACCCAAGCACCACGATCGTTAGTACGATGTTCACGAACATCGATGTTAAAGTTACGAACAGTATAATCACCAGACTCATCAAAAGTTCTACGTGCAAGAGTTTCTTCTAAAATAGAATATTCAGTTCTTGTTACTATCTTTTTATTTTGACCTTCTTCAAGTCTTAACAATTCAATAAAGTCATTATCTGTAACAGAATCTAGTGGTAGCTTAGCTAATTCTAAATCAATGTAGTAACGATGCGCACCTGGAGCAGCGAAGTTGTAGCTGTTCTGGGCATTATCTAATAAAGTAGCATCATCTTCTGGTGTTGTAGTTGTTTCTGTAACAGCAAGACCAATTCTATAAGATGGAGTGCTGCTATATTTGTCTACAACTAAAGAGTGTTTGTCAACTAAAACAAAGAAACCATTAACATAGTAAATACCACGCTCAATAGAAACAATAGAACCAAGACCAGTTGAATCTACTGCTTGTGCTTGGAAAGAATATGTTCCGTCTTCAGTAGTAATAACTTCTTCGTTAGCGAAAGTTTTTGTTGTTCCATTAGCACCAGAATTTGTGTAACGAACATAAATTGTAGTAGGTTCAGTAGTTTCTTGACTTTGAACTTTAATAATCTCAGCAGTAAGTTGCTGATTAGCACCAATAACAGTTTGACCCTCAAGAGCATTAATAAATGTCTCAACTGCAACACCATTGTATAATGGTTGCAATTTTACATAACTGGCTGAAGTGTCAATTGAGATTTGACCTGGAACAACCATCGCTCCCTGCTTGAATACGTGATCTCCGTGTCTAGAGATTTGTTTCTGTAGGATGGTTTGTAATTGAGTTAATTCTCGAGCCTGAACAGCAAAAGATGGACGAAATAAGATTCTGTAAAATTTACTATCTTCAGAATAATCGTCATTGTACGGTTCGGTATTAAAATCTATCATTCTTTTTGCTCTATTCTAGTTGAGTTTCTACTACTATTTATTAGAATTTTATAACAGTTCTCATTGTAACTGTTTGATCCGCTGTTGGAGTAAACGCTTGTTTATTATCAATGAATAACAAGTCGCCTGAATATTTATCTACTGTTGGTGCAGTTACTCCGCTAACACCAAAGGTTTGTGATGCTTCATTAGACATAACACCACCTGTAACTGGAACTCCATTATCTAATGATTGTAATAATGCAGAGTTTGCCGTTAGGTTTACAATTCTAAAGCGAGTGTTATTTGAAGCTAATCTAACAATCATATCTTGACTGAACTGTGATAAATTTATAGACCTTGT